CACGTATCGGTACTATACATTGACGGGCGTCCATCAACAAAGTACACTAACCCAAAAGATGCAGAAAAAGATCTTAACACATTAAAATCAAAATATCCTAAAAAATCTTTCGAACTTAAACGAGAAATCAGAGAAGATGATCTAGAAGAAGGGTGGGGTAAGGCTGCACTAATCGGCACTGCTACATTCATTGCAGCAATTGCAGGTATTAATCATATGCAAGCACAAAAACTCATGCACAGTGATCCGCAACTTGCTAAACTAGCTCAATTCCGAGATCGTGCGGTAAAAATAGGAGATGAAGCAAAAGTAGAAGAACTTGATAAAAGAATCGAAGCTACATTAAGTCACCTCCAAGTAACCGGTGATGAAATACGCGGAGACGACGGTAAGCCAGTTGATCCAGTTTACGAGGATCGTTGGAAATTTAGTGGAAAAACCGGCGGAATGGAGCGTGACACTTCAGATTCTGATCAGCGTCATGGGTTATATATTAATGGAAAATTAATTAGAACCTATAATACAAAAGCTGAAGCAGAAAATGTCAAGCGTCGTGATCCAAAATTCAAAGATGCCACAATTAAAAAGATTGCTGAATCTAAAAAATGGACACACGATAGTCTTGCAAAGAAATTATTTGAACAAGAAATTACATATGAAGATCAATTAAATGGTATGCTACGCAGGAAGTTAAGCAAATGAGCGATCTTAGCAAAGCAGCAAAAATTGCATTCTCTTCTGAATTTGCTTTCTATTTGAAAGCACATAACTTTCATTGGAACATAGAAGGCCCAGATTTTCTAGAATATCACGAACTTTTTGGCAAAATCTACGAAGAAGTATATAGTTCAATTGACGATTTTGCAGAAAAAATTCGTGCAATCGGATCATATGTTCCAGCTAGCTTTGCTCGATTTAGTATGTTAACTCAAATCGAAGACGAAACAGACGTACTTGACCAAATGTCAATGATAAATGAACTACTAGGCGACAATGAAAAAATGGGCAAGGTTCTTAAAATGGTCTACGATCTTGCAGAACAACACGGTGAACACGGTTTCTCAAACTTCTTGGCCGAACGCATGGATGCGCACAGAAAACACTCGTGGATGCTACGTGCGAGCCTTAAAAGATAATTGATTGACATTTTCAAATAATTCGTTTATACTACGTAAACAATAAGGAGAAAATATGAGTAAAGTTTTTGGCAACGCTGAATTAGCGAAGCTCAAGCAGTTGGTTAACGAAGGTGTTACCGTCCTTCAAGAAGTTGAAGATCTTACCCAAGGTCTTAACGACACAATTAAAGCAGTTGCAGAAGAATTAGAAGTAAAGCCTGCAATTATCAAGAAAGCAATTAAAGTTGCACAAAAGGGTAACTGGGAAAACGTATTCAGCGACTTCGACGATCTCGAAACTATCGTTGCTGCTACCGGCCATGATACCCGCAGTAATCCCTAAAATTAGATAATTAAAGTATATAGAGTATGGTGTGACGAGCCACAAATCGTCGCGAAGAAGGTTGCCGGCCATAAGCGGTATGGAAAATAAAATGATAAAAGAAGAAAGAGAATTTCTCTGCGAATCGTGTATCGATATCGATTATTGCACTACACGTTGCAAACTCCAAGAACAATTAAGTGAAGATGTAGAAGTCATTCGGGAGGAATCTGAATGAGTTACGTTGACGCACGATGGGACCGCGACAATGATGTCGTGCAAGTCGTAGAGCGCGACCCAAAATTAGGTCGCATCTACCAAGAATATCCGGCAAGATACGTGTTCTATTATCCAGATCAAAAAGGTAAGCACACAAGCATTTTCGGAGATCCGTTAAGCAAAGTAGTTGCTAAAAACTGGAAAGAATATACCAAAGAACAAAAGATTCATAGTGGTCATAAGCTGTTTGAGAGTGACATTAATCCAGTATTTCGGTGTCTAGAAGAGAACTATCTAGGTCGAGACGAATCTAAACTCAACGTTGCATTTTGGGATATCGAGGTGGACTTCGATCCTGAACGAGGATATGCAAGTCCCGACGATGCGTTTATGCCAATTACCGCAATAGCAGTTCACCTACAATGGCTAGATACATTAGTATGTTTGGCTGTTCCACCTAAAACCTTAACTATGGCGGAGGCGCAGGAGTTAATCAAAGATATTCCTAACACAATTCTATACGAAACTGAAGCAGAAATGTTAGACACATTTCTAAATCTAATCGAAGATGCAGACGTGCTTAGTGGTTGGAACAGTGAGGGATTTGATATGCCCTACACTGTGAATCGAATCATTAAAACGTTAAGCAAGGAAGATACTCGCAGATTGTGTTTGTGGAATCAATTTCCAAAACGTCGTGAATATGAAAAGTACGGAAAAGCTGCCGTCACTTATGATATTTCAGGGCGTGTACACCTTGATAGTCTCGAACTTTATCGTAAGTATACATACGAAGAACGTCATAGCTATCGATTAGATGCTATCGGTGAAATGGAAGTCGGTGAAACTAAAACGGTATACGAAGGCACACTTGATCAGCTTTACAACAATGACTTCCGAAAATTCATTGAATATAACCGGCAGGACACTGCACTACTCGATAAGTTAGATAAGAAATTAAAATTTATCGATCTTGCGAACTCGATTGCACACGAAAACACCGTTCTATTGCAAACAACAATGGGCGCTGTTGCTGTTACAGAACAGGCAATTATTAACGAAGCCCATAGACATGGTCTAATTGTTCCAAGTCGCACACGCAAAGATGATCGTGGCGATACGCAGGCCGCAGGTGCATACGTTGCATATCCCAAGAAGGGATTGCATGAATGGATTGGGTCGATGGATATTAACTCACTGTATCCATCAGCAATTCGTGCGCTGAATATGGGTCCAGAAACAATTATCGGACAGCTACGACCAGATTATACTACTCCGGAAATTGAAGCAAAAATGGCTCGAGGAATGAGCTTTGCTGCTGCGTGGGAAGGCAAATTTGGTAGTAATGAATACGAATTTGTCATGAATCGAGACAAAGCCCACGATATCATTGTCGATTGGGAAGACGGATCGACTGATGTGCTTAGTGGTGCTCAAATTTACGATGTAATTTTCGAAACTAACAAGCCGTGGATGATCAGTGCCAATGGAACTATCTTTACCTACGAAAAGGAAGGTATTATTCCAGGTCTTCTAAAACGTTGGTATGCGGAGCGGCAATCATTACAGGCCGAACTGAAGTCATATATTGAACTTTCGTCCGGAATTGACATTGATGATCAATTTATAGAGTCATTGACAATATAATCGTAATTGTTCAAGTGACGAAACGAAAAGAAAATTATCAACCAGTTTTTGTTTTTTGTAAATCCTTTCTAGATACCAAGGCTTGTTAATGGTGCTTATTTCAATATATAAATTTTTACTTTTGATATATGCATCACATTCTTTTTTTGAATTATTTGGATATTTTTTATGAAGTTGTATATCGTCACTACCATATATAGACATCAAATATTCGCAACAATCACGTTCTATTTGCGAATAATAAGTTCTCCCATTTTCAGTAACAGGTATACTCCAGGTGGGACGCAGGACACGAGGTTTGCATTCAAGACACCTAACGGTTTTGCGCAATGCTCTATCGAGAGTTGTAGTGATACAATTCCCACACAAATGAGTTAGTTTTATCAAAGAATATGAATTAATGTATTCATTACTATCTGAAAAACTCCAGCCTATATTTTTAAGTTGTTGTTGAACAATCGATAAAGGTTTACGAATACGAAGTTTATAACAATGTCTACATTCTTTACCGTCTCTGAGAACACCGGGACGTGTCCTCCAGACATTGTTACAAACAAGACATAAATGATCAATAGGAGTATTCATATTAATATATCGATCAAGCGGAACAACTTTTCTAGGTTCAATCATATTGGTATATTGTTCATGTGTATATTTTATATTAGACATATTTCTCTCGCTAAATAGTTTCATATTTAGCATTTAAAGGAAAAGAAATGCAAGCAATAGAAATTAAAAAATTAATTAAAGAAAAAAACGTCAAAGAATTACGCAAGTTGATACACGCAGGAATTTTAACTGTTAACGACGGGAAAATTTCTTTAACTGATAAAAATTATGCCAATGCTCAAATAGAATATTGGGATAAACGTCAGCTAGTTAAGAAGATTAACTTGAACAGTTTGTATGGTGCCATTCTTAACGCAGGTTGCAGATTCTTCGACAAACGTATCGGTCAAAGTACCACGCTCACTGGTCGTCGTATTGCTCGCCACATGGCAGGTAAGGTTAATGAATATATCACCGGAGATTACGATCATATTGGTAAAAGTGTAATTTACGGTGACACTGACTCTGTTTATTTCAGTGCATGGCCTATTTTGAAAACTGATATTCAAAAGGGATTAATTCCTTGGAACAAGGACACAGTTATTCAACTATACGATCAGATTTCAGACGAAGTAAACTCTACATTTCCACAATTCATGCTAGATGATTTTCATTGCCCTAAGTCGCGCGGCGAAGTTATTAAAGCAGGTCGTGAAATTGTTGCAGACCGTGGATTGTTTATTACAAAGAAGCGTTATGCAGTTCGTTATTACGATAAGGAAGGCAAGCGTCAAGACAAGGATGGCAAGGAAGGCAAAGTCAAAGCAATGGGCTTAGATCTCAAGCGTTCAGATACTCCGGAATTCATGCAAGACTTCTTAAGTGAAATCCTCGAAAGAGTACTAGACGGTGCTCCTGAGCAGGAAATCCTAGATCGCATCAGCGAATTCCGAACTGCATTTAAGGCCAGACCAGGCTGGGAAAAAGGATCGCCAAAGCGAGCAAATAACATTGCAGAATATCAGGCCAAAGAAAAGAAGTACGGTAAGGCAAATATGCCCGGACACGTTCGTGCTAGTATTAATTGGAACACCCTTAAAACCATGCATGGTGACAAATACAGTCAGCAGATTGTCGACGGTATGAAAGTTATTGTCTGCAAGGTAAAGGATAATCCGCTCGGCTATACTAGTGTCGCATATCCGGTCGACGAACTTCGGTTGCCGCCATGGTTTCGAGAACTACCATTTAATCATGCCGATATGGAAACAGCGATTATTAACAACAAACTAGATAATCTTATCGGCGTGCTAGACTGGGATTTAGAATCAACTACACAAAACAATACATTTGGTAGTTTATTTTCGTTTGATTGAAAATAATCATTGACCTTTAACCAAAACCTAAATATAATACACAACAAAGGATAAAAATAAAAATGCTTGATCTACTTAAAGACATTGTATCACATACACATAACTTAGGCTTCTTAAACATCGTAAAGATTACAGGCGATGAAGAATCTACAAAAATCGACAGCATGGCAGACGATCGGTCTGTTATCATGTATGGCGAAGTAAACAATGCAGTTCCGGAAATGCAGGGCGTATTCGGTATGCCGCAGCTTAACAAACTAAAGATCCACTTAGATTGCCCGGAATACAAAGACAAGGCAAAGATTGACATCGTAACTGCCGATCGCAATGGTGTTAATTTGCCCGTTGGTCTGCACTTTGAAAATGCTGCAGGTGACTTCAAGAACGATTATCGATTCATGAACACTGAAATCATTAACGAAAAGCTAAAGACTGTTAAGTTCCGCGGTGTTACATGGACTGTTGAAGTTGAGCCAAGTGTTGCTGCTATTCAGCGTTTTCAATTTCAGGCCGCAGCAAACAATGAACACACAACATTCTTAACCAAGACCGACGGCGGTAATCTAAAATTTATCTTCGGCGATCAAAGCACACACGGTGGTGAATTTGTGTTTGCAACAGGCGTTACTGGTAATTTGTCAAAAGCATGGACTTGGCCAGTTAGCCAAGTATTGAGCATTCTTAAGATTGCAGATGCTAACAATGCTAAATTGAGCATCAGTAATGAAGGTGCAATGCAGATCACATTAGATAGTGGGATTGCAACTTATCAGTATATTATTCCGGCGCAGGCATGATAAAGAATATTTCCGCAACAGGAAGGTACATACAGGTGCAAGGCGGAATGCCCTCACCTGTATATTTCAACAACTTTAGTGGTGCAATGGGTGTCGGTGACGTAAGATATAACACAAATTCTCAGTCACTTGAAGTTTACGACGGCACCACTTGGATGCAATTTCAGGACGGATATCCTATGATAAGTCTCACCACCGAGGCAGAAACATTGTTAGATTGGGCTCGTGAGCAGCGTAATAAGCAATGGGAATTAGATGAACTAGCTAAAACCAAACCTGCCGTACAAGCCGCAATAGCAAACCTAAATAACGCCAAAGCACAGTTAGAAGCAACTGTGATATTAAGCAAAGAGACATTATGACACGACCACCAGTTAATTTAACTCCATTGCAGAAAGACTACGCTGTCTATTTGCCAGCTATCAGTAGTTTTTACAGCACATATATTGCCAAGCAACGATTAGAAGAGTTTGTGCCAACAGAAAGAATTCCAGCAGGATTCGATCGAGGTATCGAAGGTATGAACTTCTTAAATCCCGAAGAAGGATACTTTACCTATAAGTATGCACTTTATTCTGCAGGTCATGCCCAGCTAGATGTAGTTAAAGCACAAACACAAGAAAGCATGATTCAACAGCGCGACCGAAATAATACAATGATTTTAGGCGACTCGGGCGGTTATCAGATTGGTAAGGGTGTTCTTAAGTTTGATTGGTTAAATTTTGACGGTCCTGCTGCAAACAAGACCCGTCAGAGTATCTTAGAATGGCTCGAAGTCACTGCTGACTGGTCCATGATGTTAGACGTTCCGACTTGGGCCTGCGATCATATTCACAGTGAAAAAACAGGACTAAAAACGTTCGAAGATTGCTTAGATAAAACACGGTTCAATAATGATTACTTTTTAAAGAATCGGTTAGGTCAGACTAAATGGCTGAATGTGTTGCAGGGCAGTGACTGGGATACTGCTGAAAAGTGGTATCAAGGCGTTAAGGAATTTAGTGATCCGGCTGGTCCATATGCAGGTAAAGAAGCAGAAGGCTGGGCATTCGGTGGTGCTAATATGTGCAAGATGGATATCACTCTTAAGCGCCTAATGACCCTTAGAGAAGACGGTTTGTTAACAAACAAAAACTGGATTCACTTCTTGGGCACCGCACAACTTGATTGGAGTTGCTATCTAACTCTAATTCAGCGACAGGTCAGAAAACATATTAATCCAGAACTTACAATTTCGTTTGACTGTGCTAGTCCGTTTATCGCAACAGCACACGGGCTAGTTTATACTAACGCAGTTCACACTCCGAAACGGTGGTCAGTTATTATGGATAAGGCACCAGATAATAAATCACTTGCTGAATCGGATATTCCATTTCCGTTTGAATCAGAATTCGGTCGTAGATTAACAATGGGTGACATTGCTTACTACAATCTCGGCGTACCGAAAACACAAGAGGAACTAGGCAAAGGTGTCACATTTGATCACTTAAATCCTGATCATTACGTTGAAGTTCCTAAGCTAAACAAATTAGGTAAAATTCCTAACAAAACCTCTTGGGATAGTTTTAGCTATGCACTAATGATGGGTCACAATGTATACTGCCACATTGTTGCTGTGCAGAGAGCACAACAGTTAATGGATATCGAACTCGTTAAGACCAAGGGCAAATTGCACTGGAAGCACTGGAAAAAGGTCAAAGCCGCAGATATGAGTGACGAATACAGTGATTGGGTTCCGCGCAATATTCTTTACTTTAACAGCTTTATCGAAGACTTGTTCAACACCAAGACCAAAGAAGAAGCATTCGAAATGATTGATAGTCGTCAAGGAAAAGCATTCTTAACTGATCTAGAAGGTGCTCGACTACAAGGTGGGCCTGCTCAAAATCACTTCGGTAACTTGTTCGATGTAGAAACAGTAACTAAGCAAATCGAAATCGATCTAGCAAATCCCGACGACGATGACCTTCGCGCTCTAGAAGAAAGCATCGACGAATGAAGAGAGATTACACCACAGGCGTTTCAACTGATGTAACATTTTTTGTTGGTACAGAAATTGAAAAAACTCCTGCGTTTGGTATGAAAACTTTATTTGTTGTAGGAATTCAAGATACATCAGAAATAATCAAGTATGCTAACGAACACAATTGTAGACACATATACTTCGGTGCTAATCAAAGTTTTAGCACCGATGGTGTTGACGATTACGAAGGGTGGAAACCTTGGGAAGACATGATAAAAATCTGCTTAGATGCCGGTTTTTGGTGTACGTTAGATTTCGATGTTACAGAAGTAGAAGGAGTTGCCGAAAGCGGACTTTCAGAACATCGTCGATTTATTCCGCAAATATCGGTAAAAATTCCTTACTTGCAATTACTCAATTATAATGCTACAATTAAGATAGATGATAAGGGATTTGAAGCAAGTAATGCAGGTATTTGGTGCTTACCTCTCAACGAACTCACAACACGCAAATATTTTAATAGCTGGGACGATTACAGCAAAGATGAGATTATTAAATGAACGATAAGTCAATGATTTGGGTTACCTTTAGAAAAGAAGGTATCCATATGTATCCGGGTGCTGATACAGATCCGAAACTTGCTACTCGTGATTGGGATGATGTTAGCTTTTTAGGAGTTCCTCATCGACATATTTTCCACTTTAAGGTGTGGATTGAGGTATTTCACGACGACCGTGATATCGAATTTATTCAGTTTAAGCGTTGGCTAGAACGTGCATACGAAGACGGCACGTTAGAGCTTAACCACAGATCCTGTGAGATGATTGCAAGGGACTTATGGACAATCATCGAAGCAAGATATCCTAATAGAGAAATTAGGATCGAAGTAAGCGAGGACGGCGAGAACGGCTGTTACCTCATTTTTCCATCAACTACTAATAATTAAGGTAAAAATGATTTCTATGAAACCCGAAGTGACTAAGATTTTCGACGATCTCGATGCATGGCTCAACCACTGCCGCGAGGAATTGATCGAATACAATCCCGCAGATCTTTATAAGTCCAAGGCTTATAAGGAATGGAAGAGCAAGCAAGATTACTTGCAGCGCAAAGCCCGCCGGGATATCCGGGAAGCAAAAGAAGCAAGAGGTCATCAGCACAAACGATGACTGTCTTTCTAATCGATTTAGAAGCTGTAGAATCTAGGTATACAGGTCAATGGAAGACCCATGTACCTAGACTCCTAAAGAAACATGGACATTTAATTCATGTTATCGAAGGACCAAAAGATATTCCTCGGGCGACTACGCCCGGGGCATTTCTCAATTTCGGCGGTACAAATATCTATAAAGCCAGCCAAGTCGAACAGATGGCTAGGTTATTCACTGAAGGTAAAGTACATGCAGGTGATCATTTTATCTTTACAGATGCATGGCACCCTGGAATTATTAACCTAAAATACATGAGCGAACTTCTACAGATTCCTGTTACTACACACGGTCTTTGGCATGCAGGTAGCTACGATCCGCAAGACTTTTTAGGTCGGCTGATCGGAGACGAACCTTGGGTACGGAATGCTGAATTTAGTTTTTTCTATTGTTTCGACCACAACTATTTTGCCACCGATTTTCACATCGATATGTTTTGCACAAACCTATTAGATGATGACAATGTCGAAGGCATCATGAGTTATCATCCAGGTAGAATTGTAAGAACAGGCTGGCCCATGGAATATATGGAGGGAACACTTACCCCATATAAAGGGATGCCTAAGCGAGATCTAATCTTATTCCCACATCGTATTGCACCAGAAAAGCAGGTCGAAATCTTTCGTGATTTGAAAGAACATTTGCCACAGTATGAATTTATTGTATGTCAAGATCAAGAACTAACAAAGAATGAATATCATAATCTGTTAGGTGAAGCTAAAATGATTTTCAGTGCGAATTTGCAAGAAACCTTAGGTATTAGCTGTTACGAGGGTGCATTGCTAGATGCAATTCCAATGGTTCCGGATCGTTTGAGCTACAGCGAAATGTATTTTGACACATTTAAGTACCCTAGTGAATGGACCGAAGACTGGGATTCATACGTGCAATGTCGTCCGTATCTAATGCGTGAAATTATGCAACATATGGATTTTTATGATTCACGAATTGCATATGTTCGCAAGCAGGCAATGGCATTAACTGAGACATTCTTCAGTGCAGATATTTTATTAAAAAATATTAAGTAAGATTGACATTGCCTAAATAAAACACTATAATATAGTGTAATTAGGAAATAATAATGAAAACAAGTAAACAAATTCGTGAAACCTTAAAAGCTGCCGGCAAGCGTTTTTGGGCTGGTGATAACATTTCAGAATATCTCACCGAAGAAGATATTGCAAAGCTAATCGACGAAACTACTGAAGCATTCGAAGGTGTTTTAGATTCGTTGGTAATCGATCGTGAAACCGACCCAAATAGCAAAGGCACTGCCAAGCGTTTGGCAAAAATGTATTTTAATGAAATTATGGCAGGTAGATATAAAACGGCACCAGACGCAACAGCATTTCCGAATGACTCGCAGGACCGCTACGAAGGTATGCTCGTTGTTCGCAGCGAGCTTCGTAGCATGTGC